CTACGAGGAAGCTTACAACCAGGCGACCCGTAGACTCGGCAAGTATTGGGGTTGGGACTACACTGGTAAACGTGCCGACCCGAAGTTCGCGGACTATCTCCAACAGGTGCAGGAACAGACCGTACCACCTGATGCCATCTACAGCACTACGTCGTTCGGATTCGGTGCGATACCTACTCCAGTCACAGACCCGCTTGCGAAAGAGGGTGGCAACAAGAGTGGAGAAATCAGAAGGACGACTGGTGGTGGCACGGTGGATACTACGAAAACCAATAGGAGTAGCAAATGGCGTCGATAGAACAAGTCAGAAAAGCTATCATCAATTCGCAGCGCGGTCCGCACCGCTTCATGTATGACTATCCGGTTCCGGTGACTGCTGAAGCCGATGCGACCGCGGCGTTACCTAAGCGGTCGATTGGAGTCGATGACTTCAACTTGGAAAACATCGACGATATCGTGCCGGGTCTTACCGATATGGTGCAGTTGGCGGCACTTGCAAGACGTGACCTGCTGGCGAATCGTGACAAGAAGTGGGCGAACGACAAGGAATACGGATGGACACTTGGGTATAAGCCGTCTGTACGTGCTGGTGAGGCAGAACCCTATCTTGAACCGGTGCGCAAGAAAGCCGTGAAGGACGGCGAGCCGTTCTGGTCAAGTACCAAGGAATACCTGAACGCGGTCTGCGAATGGGTAAAGCAGAACTATCCGACAATAGACCCTTCCGTCATCGATAGAGGTGTGCACAATCTGGGAACACAGGCGATGCTGTATTCACTTGACACACTGGAACCGATGGAGGGTGATGACATTGGCGAAATCGAACGCGCCAACGAATACAGAAAGCGTGCACGCGAAGGACTGATGGACCAGAAGTACAAGGACTTGGCCAGGTTCGACCTTGAAAACAAGTACACTTCGACAGCGCAAGACATACTGTGGGGACCCGTACACGCGGTGACGTCAGACCCTGAACTGAACATGAAGACAGGCACTGGCGAACTCGTAGGTAGAGGGATTGGCAGTGCCGCGCTTCTTGGCGTCAACGTAGGTGCACCGGAGCTTGTGGCAGGTAAACTCGGTGGAAGTGCCGTCGCAAGATACATGATTGCAAACGGGCTCGTCGCACCGGTGCTGAACGAAGCGATGGAACGAGGTATAGACGAGGTTGCCGAATTCGCCACCGGTTATGGTACAGATACCAGACCGTTCGACCCGATGGACCTTGCTGCGGATATGGCACTCGGCTCCGCACTCGGCTTCGGTATCGGTAAGTATGCTCCTCGCACCACGTCCTATCTAGACTTCCGAAAGAAAGGACAGAACATCCGTGATGAAATCAAGGACAAGGCAGCACAGATGGGGATGCCTCCGAAATCGTCCGTCGAAGACCTGATTGAAGCCGAGACGAGACTTGGTAACGAAATACCTACTAAGAGCGCGGCTGACCTGATTTCCGACGATGAGCTGCTTGACTACATGAAAGGACTTATGTTCAGACGTGGCAAGCAGGACAGGCTCAAGTCAAGAGCAGCCGAACTTGGCAGGACAGATGTTGACCGATCTATGATTCCTGACGAGACAGTGAAAGAAGCCGTGACTACGGTTGACCCTGACGCTTTCGTATCTAAACCGTTCAAGGAATATGACGTGCAGTTCTCCAAGGGTACACCGAATGGTGAATCCGCTTGGAGCGTGAAGCGTCTTCCTGACCCGAACAAATTCGATAACCTGGAAGACTGGATTAAGGCTACTGGCATTGACCTGAACGATATGCCGTTAGAATACCACGACGAACTGTTGAAGGCGGCACGCAAGTACATGGCTGGCGACTACGCTTCGAGGGACTTCTTCGGTGACGGAAACCTGATATTGAACGAAGCTGACAGACGGAAATACTTGCAGGCGTTCAAGGGCAAGACTGTCGGGAGTGACATACGCGGCATGGCCCACGATGACCCGACGAAGAATATGGCATTGGCGCACTTGCTCGAAAATGGACAGCTTGGGGTGAAGAATTACGGTGTGTTCATGCCAGCGACCGCCGAACAGACTGCCGCTAGGAAGGCTGCGAGCGACGAATATTCCTTCAGGAAATCGTTGCACCATCCGTCCCGCGAAGAGCTGAATACTGCCGCACAGAAACTCTCGTCTGAAAGAAAATCACGACTCGAACAACTTCGAAAGGACAAGGAAAAGTTCGACAAGGACAAGACCGCAAGATTGCCAAAGGATGTGGCAAAACTTACATTGTATACTGGGGCCGCACTCGGTAGAGGCGTGCCGATGTCTCAAGTACTGCCGGGCGTCGAAGTAGTGCAAAACAAGGAGCTTGGCGGACCGATGGCGACATACACTCCAGCGATGGTGGAGATGTGGATGCAGGGGCAGATGCTACCTCAATCGGTATCTGACCCGATGTGGAGACCATTTATGGAATTTGACAGGGACAACCCGAAAGCTGCACAACAGGCGAAACTGGCAGCGATAGAAACGAGAGGTGAGTAGTATGGCATACAAGATTAACTTACACGATACCCACAGGACTCCTTACAACAACGCCGTGATTACGGCCCATTCCGCAGTCGAGGGTTCTACCGATGTAGTAGAGTTCGAGGACTTCTACGGGAATAACCTTGGCGCAGAAGTACGCACCAACGCGCGAGGATTCCTTTGTGACGCAAACGGCGCACTGTACACAAGTGGCGTGTTCGTACCGGAAGATTCGGTAATCACCGTCACTCTCGGCGATGGCACCACCACCAGTTGGGTTGTCGGGAAGGGTAGCACGACATCTGTAAATGACGCGAAACTCTACAATGCCGACAAGAGCAAGGTGCTGTTCACTGCAAACGCTAGTCAGGACTTCATACTTTCATACTACGACCTGTCCGACAAGCCAATCATCAACGAGTGGGGACGTGAAGAACAGACTGTCCAGATTCTCGAAACCACGGATACTGTCAACGTTTCCAAGCTGACGACCTTCATCCATCTGTGGTCGAACTTGAACTACGATGACTTCGACACTGACCCGGTGAACGACCCTGCCATCACTCTCACGCTCCAGACGACGGTACAGCCGCCTTCATTCGGACAACGTATTTGCGTGTACAACACCTGCAACTTCAGAGTGAAGCTGGTCAACAATGACGGTTCCTTCATCGCTACTGTCGGCAAGGGTATGAGCAAGCAGATTACCGCGTGTTCATCCTCCGACGGGAGTTATGTGTACTTCATCGACGAGAACGCCAAGAGTAACGATGCCGAAATCGTACGCATTTCCCGTTACTCTAATGAAGTGCTGGAAATCAATGATTATTCGTCTGACACCATACTCATAAGCGAAAGCAACGAAGCGTTGAACAGTCCGCGGCGACCGTTAGTGCTGTCACAGAACTTGAGTTACCAGCGCGACATTGTATTATGGTGGCAACCGAGATTCCTTGCGGAAAACCTCATACTCCAGAACGCAAACGGATACCAGTTCCTGAAACTGAAACCTTTTTCGCCGACGGTGGTGAGATTCTCCGCTGGCTCCGTGATTGACGCTACCGTCGCTCCTGTCGCTGTCGATGGCGATAACACGGATTTCGGTCTTCCGGCAGAAGTATCAACGAATGTGGTACAGGATATGCTTAACCCAGTCAAGTACACTACGCAGCAACTGGGCTGGTGGCCGACCGGTGCGACGAGCGTGAACCTGACCATAACAAACCCTCCGGCAGCAGCGGCAACTCACGGTGATGCACCGATTGTAACGATACGGATTCTGATAAACGAGCGTGAAAACATCAACCAGCTTATCCGTATCGTGTTTAATAACATCGACACCTCTGCCGGTACGAAGTACCGAGTGAGATTCGAGATACTGAAGCGAAAGTCCGATATGTTGCATGAGACAGGTGACGACTACCTCCCGCTCGACAATCAGGAAGTCGGATGTGATTGCGACATCATCAACTCGTGTGTCGGTGGCAAGATTGAAATCTGTACACCGTTCGTAGCCTTCTTCCAGGTATCGTAGCGTGACACAGAAAGATATCGAATACAGACTTTGCGAAGAGAACTTCATGTTTTTCGTGGGGTTCGTCTTTGCGAATCTGTACAAGCGGGCGTTCGTATGGTATGACTTCCACAAGAAGCTTGCCGGGATACTGCTAGACCTGCCAAATCTTCTCCGCGTCATCATCAACGCACCACCGCGAATAGGCAAGACAGACCTCACCAAGCTGTATATCGCGTGGCTTTTTCTCAAGGACCCGTCATCCACAGTCATCTACTGTTCATACGACGAGGCCTTGGTCGCGAGAAAGAACCGAGAAATCAAGGAAATCCTGGTCTGGCTTTCCAAGTATTTCGACATACCAGAACTGAAACCGCTGACACAGGCGAACGGCAAGAAGGAATGGGTAAACCGCGCTGGCGGTATGATTCTCGCTCGCGGTACTAACTCGAACGTGACAGGTAGCGGATGTAAGACGCTTCTTGTCCTTGACGACCCGAACAAACCGGCTGACAGAATCTCGCAGACGATTCTCGCTCGCAGGTGGCAGGTGTTCAAATCGACAATCCGCAACCGTATCGACCTGCCGACAGTGCCGATTCTTGTCATACAACAACGTGTCGCAGCTCAAGACCTGACCGGATATCTCCTGCAAGACAAGGAGGAACACTGGCGGCACTTCAAGTTCTCCGCCATCGACGAAAAGGGAGAATCCATCTGCCCCGAGCGTCTACCAGTGTCAGAAATTGACAAATACAAAAGCGACCCTTTCACATACAATGCACAGTATCTGCAAGTGCCGCTTGACGACATCGGGAAGATGTTCAAGAAGGACCAACTGATATTCACCAACACTCGCCCGCCGATGCAACAGCTCCGACTTGTCATAGCCGTGGATGCAGCCGGTGGAAAGAACGATATCGGAAACGACTTCAACGCCATAGCCGTATGCGCAAGGGAGATGAACGGCCCGAACTATTATGTCCTCGACGTGTACAACTTCCGCGCCGATATCACTGTGCTCGTGCAGAAAATCAAGGAAGTGAGAAAGCGCTGGGGGAGCAACACTCCTGTGCTGATTGAATCGAAGTCGAACGGCATGGCCGCTATACAGCTCCTGCGACGGGAGATGAGCGGAATCCTCGAAATCTCCCCGTGCAAGGACAAGGTGGAGAGGGCTCTTGTCATCAAGTACCTTTTCGACGCGAAGAACGTGACGTTCAGCACGCGCGGACTGATATGGGGAGACATACTCACACAGTTCACGCAGTTCCCGCATACGGCACACGACGATATTGTCGATGCGGTCGTCCACGGAATTACTTGGCTTATGAAGTTGCCGACATTCAAACAAAATTCTACCATTAAGGATGCCGACTTTGGCAGACCTAACTACGGGAGACCGACCTATGCGCGTAATGGATATAGTAACTAGAGCGGTGATGAACGCTGGGATTGTCCCGAGCTTCAACCCGGAAGAAGTGCCCGAGGATATCCAGGCACGTGCTGCCGACGTGCTGCGTAACGAACTGATTCCGCAAATCAACTGCGACCGTTCGCTTGATATCACGGAAATCGTATATCCGGCATCGCCGAAGAACTGCATCCTCGACTTGAAAACTCCGCCGCTGGATTACGAGTACGCTATTCTAGGCGTGGTTCCGTACAGCTATCAACAGTTCGTTGAAAAGGCAGTCATCATGGCTCACGGAGTCACGATATACTGGTACAAGAACGTGGTGGAGTGGCTGTATGACAATGGGTACATAGAGGACCCAACACCATCAACAGTCAACCGTACTGACAAGTGGCCGTGCGACCAGTTCGGGAACCAAAGGACGGCCTACGTGTGGACTGCCGATTATAAGCTGGTGAACGTGAGCAAGCCGGTCGCGGCAAACGGTGACGTCGACAACGAACTTCTCGACCCGAGATACAATCTTCCGTTCGCACCGATGCGCGTGGAAGAAGTCTACCGTGCGACCGACGGCATGCCGCTCCAGTATGTGCATGCGGGTGAGTTTGTCTCAAGCGAATTTAGATATTCCACATTGGTCTACATGACAGAAGACTATGCGGATAGGCTCCGCATCAGGTTTACGCCGAATCTTGGCGGGGCCAAGGTTCTGGTGATATTGCCTGTCCCCATCAAGTGCGTGAACTCGTATGAGGAGCCGAACCCTTGGGAAGGAGCAATCATCGCTCCAGAGAAGTTCCGTGGATACCTCATCGCGAAGCTCGCGTTCAGGATGGCTATCGAATACGGTGTAAGTACTGCCGAACAGATGAAGGTGCTGGAAAACACCGCATACCAGGCACTCCTGAAGAATCCGTCAAAGCACGAGCATGCGCAGGACGTGAGCAGGAAGATATCCAACTACCTTGAACGCGGGCGTGTCTACGGAATGAACGGCAACGGATACAGCGGAGGCTTCCATGGATAAGTTTCAGGGTATAACCCAATACCACGACGGTATGGTTGTCACTGACTACGTGAACATGATTCCGATGGGTAGTCTGTGCGTTGACCGTGTGGGCGAAGTTGCACTGGATGACCCAAGCTTTGTGCCTGGCAACTGTCGCGGGAGCTTCATCGACTCGCACGGGAACGTGTACGTAGTAATCGACAACCAACTTCACCGGTATTCGTTCAACGACGACGGAACAATCGAGCTGCACAGCAACTTCTTTACGTTGTTCAACAGCGCCGGGATGATTACTTTCTGCGAGAGTTCCATAAAGCCGAGTACGGTGTATCTGTGCGACGGTGAATTCATCTATTGCTGGATGCCGGAATCTCTTGGACCTGGACGACCCGCGTTCCGAGTAAGGATGCTATGGCTTCCGGGTGTCACTCCTATAAGCGAACCGCACAACGGGACTGTGAACTTCTACGATTACGTGACGATGCGCGACAGGTCAAAGCTCACCGGACAGTGGAGCAAGTGTTCTGCCATCTGCTGGTTCGACAACAGACTCGTGATGACCTGCAAGGACGAGAACACCTGCTATCTAACCTGCACTGACCCAGACCGTTTCATCAGGGAACCGAGCAATGACCCTTGGGACGACACCACCGGAGCGGACTTGTGGCATAACAAGTATCCGTCAAACAACGGTGCCGATGCACTGAACCAGGTAGTCGCGTACCGCGGGCAACTGTATTTCTTCAATGCATACTCTATCGAAGTATGGGGACGTACCGGTGACGAAGACGCTCCTATACAAAGTAACACAACTTCCGTCATACATCACGGTGGTAGGAATCCTGTCATAATCAACGACCAGATATTCTTCATCTCCAGGGACAAGATAGGCGGCGAGCACGTAGCAACATTGACACAGCAAGGACTGGAGATTATCAGCAATACCGAAATCGACAAGCGGATGGGAACTCCGATAGACTTGCGTCCGATTACGCAACGGCACGAACCGAACGTGGCAGTACGTACAAACGAACGCGATTACTTCGTCTATGGTTTCGGTCACTGGTGGCGATGGAAGACTCCGAACGGCGAGACCGAAAGCGTACTCGAGAGTATCCTTGAGAATTTGTCTGTAACCACAACAGGTCGCCTGATTCGGTTTGATGAAAATTCCAGAAACTCCGTGAACGGTAAGCGAATCGAGAGGTACATACGCGACGGCTTCGAGCAGTTCCCGAAGCGTGTAATCTTCCGAAGGTTCGTGGTGACGATGGATACCGGCCGAAACTCGGAAATTGTGGAGGAAGATGACAAGGGTATCTATCTGTCATTGTCTACAAACAACGGACTCTCCTTCGCCCAGCGTCATTACCGGAAGCTTGGTCGTGCCGGTTTCAACAACAAAGTAATGGAATGGCGTAATCTAGGTAGTGGGAACTCCATATTGATTGAGCTCGGGACGTCCTCACCATACAAATTACAGCTCTATGATATCGCAGTCGAGGCTCAATAGATTTAATTTATATGGCATATAGACCGCCTTAAATTTGGGCGGCCTTTTTATATGGATACAAATTTTAGCGGTCTAATTGGGGCTTTTATGTTTACTATATAAGGCCTAATCAAACAACAAAGGGCTAAAAATGAATATAACATTTTTCGATATAGAAACTTATGCGGAGTTCTTCTGCTTTTGTGCAATCTGTTACGATTACGACACAGAGAAGGAACTCTGGCGAAAGAGCACTATCGCATCGCCGAGTGGGGTAGTGGACGGGACGAATGTCGCTGACATCGTGGACGCTTTCGAGAAGTCGGATTACATTGTCTCCTACAACGGCAGCCGATTTGACTTGCCTATCCTTGCGAAGATTAAGCACGATGTTGCGAAGATGGGACAGACCCACCAGCAGTATATCCACGCTGACGGTGAGCAGATTATCGGGTACGACGACAACAACCACGCGCTGCCTATCATCCGCCACAACGTCAAGGAGTGGTCGCAGAAACATTTCGACTTGCTTAACAATTGCTTGCTTGGCAAATCGTTGAAACAGTGGGAAATGTATTGCAATCTCCCCATCCGCGAACTTCCGTACAGCCCCTATGGTAAACTCACCGAGGAACAGAAGCACGAAATTCTTTCATACTGCTTCCATGATGTTTGGGCTACTGCACAGGTGTTCTGGCGCTTCGGTTCCGGTAAGCACAAATCCAAGTATTACACTCTCCCCTCCCGCATTGAAGTGATGAAGATGTGGCCCGAAAATCTGACGATGAAGTTTGACCGCACCACGCAGGCGCTCTCGGCAGGCATCATCTATCAGACAAACACCCCGATTGCACCGCGCACGATGAACCCGCTGGAGTTGTTCAAACTTGACGAGTTCAATGTGCCGGATGAGGTGAAGAATATCTTCAGGCTTCTCGCTCGCTCCTCGCCGGTGACTACGAAGGGTAAAAAGGAACTTGTGGACAAGTGTAACTACCGCGGCATCCAGTTCGGTAAGGGTGGTTGCCACTACATAAAGAAGGGACACCACGAGAAGATTTACTGTTTTGATGTGCAGTCCGAATATCCCCGCGTCATCCGACACTGGAGTCTGCTCAAGACCCCGATGGCTCTGGAAAACTGGTCCAACACTATGAAAGCCCGCTTCGCTATGAAGAACAAGAAGGGTACCCCTGAATATCACGCAGATGTGGATGCCGCCTTGAAGGTGGTGCTCAACTCCCTGTCCGGTGGATTCAGAATCAGAGGTGGTGGCTCGGTTGCGTTCGACCCTGCTGCCGGTGAAGCGATGTGCTATATCGGTCAGCTCGTCGTGACTGAACTCGCCCTTGCCTGTCCGAACTGGGACGATGTTATCGAAATCAACACTGACTCCGTGTTCGTAGTTGGCGAAGAAAACGCAATCGCTCTCCGCAAGAAGTGCGACCAGATGCTTGAGAAGTACGATATGCTCTTTGAAGAAGAGTTTATGGAACAGGCATACTTCCGTGATGTGAATAACTACGGTATCTACGATGCTGACGGTAAACTTCTCGACGGTCGCGGTCTTGATTATTCCGACGCTATCAACAAGAACCACGAAAAGGCAGTGGTGTACGAACTGTTCCACAACCTCTTGCGACCGACCCTCGACCTTGACTGGGGCCGCTACCAGTGGACGGATTTCATCTATAAGTACCACAAGTCCGCTGCAAGCAAGTACGCGGAGATTGGCGGTCAACCAATGACCCACAAGAATTATTACTTCATGTGGACCACTGTGGATTGCCCGGACTCGCAGGTCATCAAGTTCAGCAACGACCTGATGGACTCCCGCAACGGAAGCATCAAGCCGCGCTATGGTGTCTACGCTTTCTCTGTCGAGGAACTTGAGAAGTACAAGAACTTCATTGACTACCGTCAATACCAGCGCGACCTCGACGAAAACTTCTATCTGTGGGGCCGTGAGGACCTCATCCAGACTTTCGTAGGGAACACCAAGGAACGCAAGGCGAAGGGCATCAAGATTAAGTCACTGGCAGATGCACTTCTCCAGTTGCATCCTTGGAGCGAACCGGTGACGGAGGCTTCCAATGGTAATCTGTGATAGGTGCGGGCGAGGTGGCAATGTGCACGTCTACTGCTTCGGGCAAGCAGCAACGAACTTTCCGGGACTCATCAGTCGCGAACTCTGTTCTGATTGTGCACAGGCTTTCGCCAAACTCTTTGAAGCGTTCACCATCACTCCAGACGAGCCGAACCTCTACGGAACGCAGGAGTGGCAAGATGAACTCAAAGCCTACGAAGCCGAATGTAAGAACAGAGGTAAACAATGAGTGGCAAAATCTTCCCAACTATTCTGATGATTCTTGATTTCTGTGCGGCAGTGCCGTATGCCGTGCAGGGCGATGTTAAGCACATCGTTTACTGGATAGCGGCTGGAGTATTAACACTTTCAGTGACTTGGTTATAGGAGACCAAATGAAAAACTCTATTTGTAATAAGTGCTCGTCTCGTGGCTACTGCAAGAACCGCGAGGATGGTATGTTGGCTTGCATCAACTTCAACAAGTTCCCGAAGGCAACAGGTTCCTATGAAGACTACTGCAAAGCAAAGCACACAGAAAAATAACCTGACCGCAACAGGTGAATACTACGACGGCAAGATTGAAACGATTGACTACTTGGAGTCCACGATGGATGCACTCGTCCGTAACGGAGTCCCAGCCAGTCGTGCCTACGATGTCGTAGCGGCCTTGAAGTATCTCTCTCCGAGGCTCGGTTCCAAGTCGGAAACTCCGATTGAACTTGACTTAATGAAAGCAGAGAATTACATCCATCGCGCCCGTACCGGAAAGTGGCTTGACAAGGAGTTTCTCGACCCCTTCGGAGGTTAAGATGCGACTTCAAAAAGTTCTCAACATTCTCGGCCAGATGCCGAAGAAATCCCAAAAAGTCGTGCTGTCTGTCGTGGACTTTGACCGCTATTCTCCGTCCGAGAATTACAAGAAGATTATCGAGACGATGATTACCGTGGCGAAGTCCGCAACCCAGCGTGAACTGCTGGAGGTCTATCGGGATATGCAACCGAGTGACGAAGAAGTGCTTGAAGCCTTCCACGGCAAGGGCAACGATTCGCTGACTCCGCTGTATTTCAACGAAGACCAGATTGACTTCATCCAGAATTGCGTGTACCGCAACAGGGATGGCGACTTCCGTCTAATTCCACATTTGAAAAATTGCAGTGCGGAGGCTATGCCGCTCGAAGGTCTTAAAGCCGATGACGACATCATCTCCGCTCGCTTGCAACTCACGCGGATTGCACCGAACGGGAGCAGCGAAGAATTTGACGGGTTGAAGGAACTCCGTAAGCAGCCCTACGAGGGGCCGTATGATGGGGTGTTCATGAAACTCGCACCGAATCTTCGCCGCATCAACATCATCTCCAGTTTCGCGCAGGAGGACCCACACGGATTCTTCACGAGGGACGGTCAGATGTTCCGAAATGTGTGTTCGCAGATGACTAGGGTGAACGAGAAGTATGTGACCGAACAGGGGTTCCGCAGGGCTATGTTCCTGATGTTCCTCGTCAGCGGTGGTCGGGCAAAGGACTGGGTTGCGCTCTACAACCTCATTCACTTTATGGTGAGAGTCCCGAACTCGGCAACCGGCTATGTCCTCTACCTCAACGACTTCGATGCCGGTGGTAACGGTAAATCCAAGTTCATCGGGCTTCTTAACCAGATGTTCGGAGATTCGTTTACCGCGTTCTCCACGCAGCAGTTAAGGTTCACGATTTCACTGCTCGGAAAGCGTCTCGTTTCCATCAGTGAATACGAGGACAGCAACAGCGCAAAGGAACTCCAATCACTCATCAAGTCGATGACCGGTCGTGACCGTTTCCAGTATGAGGGTAAGGGTATGGACCCCATAGTGGCTGAAACATACCAGAACTTCGTCATCAGTTCCAACAAGTACCTGTACTTCGAGGACAGTGGTATCAAGCGCAGGATGCAGAATTTCCACTGCTCCAACTTGCTCCACATTATGATGACTCGGTACACCCACGACCAGGATTACCTCAATCCGCTGTTCGGAAACATCTACAACGGCGAATCTCTGTTGGTAAAACAGGAGATGGCGCACTCCCTCCTGGACTTCATTATGAAGGACGACCGGAGTTATTCCATTCCGCTTCGCCCGCAGAGCGTTGTCCTTGGCAGTCTCAAGAACCCGGTTCTTCGTGCCCTCTTTTCTCCCAAACTGAACTATAAAGGTTTCTGTATGGAAGTGGACGAGGGGACAAGAATTGATTTGTACAGACTTGCACCGGAGGCTAAACCGGAGCAGTTGAACTACGCCAGCACTACGATACAGTCTTGGTTTGACGATATCCGTTTCGTGTCTGGCAGAGGCGACAACTCTCTCACAACCAAACTCCCTCTTGAAGTAATCCAAAAAAGGTTTGAGCAAAGGCTTTCAGAACTGGATGCCCGCTCTACTGACCTACGCAGCCGCGACTCCGTGAAGTTGGAAAAATGCGAGTGTTGCGGTCTACGGAGCGATGAATTGTTTACTGAATATGTGTTGCCGATGTGCGTGAAATACGACATTCCGGTGCACGACAGTGAACAATTTATCGAGGTCGGGAATGAACCATAACTACGGACTCCCTTACAAGGGTTCCAAGAACACAATCGCCGAACGCATTGTCCAGTGCTTGCCCTCCGGTGGCAAGTTTCTGGATGCTTGTTGCGGAGGCGGTGCTATCTCTCACGCGGCGTATCTGTCAGGCAGGTACGCCTCTGTAACTGGCTGCGATATCAATAAATCCATCATCACCCTCTTGAACGCAGTGATGGTGAAAGGCGGTCTGATTGACTACGAAAACTATCCACTCATCACTTACGAAGATTTCTATGCCGCGAAGGAACGCTGGGACGACGGGAACCTGAATGACGCAGTGGTCCGTTATGTTGCGTCCTTCGGCTTTAACGGTCAAGACTACCTCTGGGGCAAGGAGAAACTTGCGTACAAGTACCTCACGCAAAACATCATCTCCTTGCCCACGAAATTCCAAAGACGTGAAGCGCTGCGGGACTTCTTCAACATCCTGAACACTGCAAAGATTCCCTACGACTCCAACGAGTTCAAGAATCTGGCTCACATCGAACAGGTCCAGAATCTCCAGCGAATCAAGATGGTCGAGGAAGAGATGGAACGCGCTCGCGATGCCATCGGGACGACTCTGGAGTTCAAGCTCTCCAGTATGTTCGACATCCACTTCGAGGAATACGATGTCCTGTACTTCGACCCGCCGTACCAGTCCGCCAAGCGACGCTACAACCACATTGATTTCTCCCACTTGATGTTCAAGGCTTGCATCAATGCTCTCCGGGAAGCGGGCAAGGTCGTCTTCGTCAGCGAATACGAGAATCCGGACCCTGAACATTTCATTGAAGTCGCCAACTTCCGGAAGCAATCCACTCAAGCGGCGACCGTAAACAAAGTCGTCACCGAACGATTGTTCTTTGGAGGAACTGCCGATGATTACAAGAAACTTACTAACAGGGACATTTCACAGCCCGCTGACCTCGGACAAGACGACAGCGAAGACGCAGTATGTGACGATTCTGCGGACGGAATACGACCGTTTACTGGAGGAGAACAGTGCCCTGAAACAGATGCTGGAATTGACGAAGTGCTCGAACAGCACTGGGTAAACGAGTCTGACTGTCATTAGCCAGCACTGCCATTTCAAAAAATATATAGCACACCTACTATATTTTTACTTCTTGGAATTTTTTTTTTAAAAAAAATTTCATGCGTGGCAAATATAGGGGTGGTGCTATATATTTTTTATTTTTGAAGTTCTGCACGTTACCAGTCAAATCCAGCGACATTACTGCGTTGTAACATTAGCTCGTGGAGCCGTTTGGCTCGTATGTCGGATGGTACGCCCGAAGATTTCAAGTCTCTCAGTAGCTCATCTGGCTTACTGTTGATTACATCAGTTGCAGCATTTCCCCTACTGATGTGCCCACCTAGCGATGTATATAAGTTGTGAACTTGTAAACCTTCCGGAGTATCCACTAGAATTTTGTCAGGTCTCGACTTCATCATCGCACGAGCCGGTGTATATCCATCTGCTAGCATATCGTTGAACACATCCCAATTCATCAGCCTGTCTTTCAATATGAAATCATGAGGAGTTCCAAGCCCTCGGCTTATAGCCCCAACCTGTATTTGCTCATCTGTTGGGATTTTTACTTCAGTGAGACTCTTAGGGACTATCGTATGAGTTTCAAACTTACCTCTTGGACGACTGGCATCAAACTGGAGATTTCGTGTTTGAGAGTCAAACATCCCATAACCGTATGCTGGGATTGGAACATTTCCTCTATTATCTGGAGTGTAGTAATAGTTGAGGGCATCCCTAAGATGCTCGGAAGGTGGGTAATTAGGCATACGAGCGACATTACGAGAGACTCGGTCACCCACCTCTTTCAATTTTGTATAGCTGTCAGTACGGTCAAGAAACGGCATCCAGTTTAAGTCCTCACTGGAAAGCATCGTGCCTAACTTGGACATCGTATAATCGCTGGGGTCTTCCCCAAGTTCGTCGATATAGTTTTCCAAGTTTCGATTCTTATCCGCGTATTTCCTGATTTCTTTATTAGAAATCTTCTCAAGATATTCAGCGGGTATTGACCTGCCATATAGGTCTATTAAAGACTCTCTACCAGTTCTCCTACCAACCTCACCTGTAAGCGAACTTTCACCTTTAGCTACTATTCTCGCATCACTCGCATCACCGCGATATCCAGCATCCCATTTCATTCTTGGTGTAGAATAGTATTCTTCTTTTGGTATTCTGACTCGATATGTACTGACCTCACCAGGTCTATTCATAAAGTAGTATTGTAGGACAGGTATCTCGGAAGGATTCGTACCAAGCCAAGTCGCCGGTATCGGGAGCGCATCCTCATCGCCTGTGTTTTTTCCATAATTGGGATTATCTGCACCGATGAGGAGTCCCTTGTCTTTTATGCCTGCGTCATTTTTACTTCTAGTTCTATGCCAACGCTCGATTACTGGATTCTTCGCTTTGTCAAGATTGCGGGCGTTCTTTCCCATTCTGGCTGCACCGCTTCTAATTTCCTTTGCACCGAATTTGGCAATAGGCAGCATCGCAAACTTTCCCAGAGTTCCCGGCCCTGGCATATCCAGTAATCCGGGTCTGCGCCCTTCCATAACCTTGTCTGTAAGGTCTGCTCCGGGAGCGAGGCTCATATACCAAGGAATGGTACCTTCTTCGCCAAACAGCAGTTCGGGCATACCCTCGGTGACAAGCCTACCGAGAGTGGACCCTTTCTCCCCAAGGGCCTTGATGTCGGAATTGAGCCACTCCGGGTGCTTTAAATAACCTTCTCGTTTGGGCATATCGGGATTAGCCATCTTTCGACTCCTTTCCTTCCATGTTCCCGCGCATCCAAGACACGTCCACCCGTATGTTCGTGAGACATTCCTTGAAGGAGGCATTTTCCTTTTCCAGAATCTTCACCTTGGTCTGGAGTTCCTTAATCTTGGATATTACCCAGAATAGGCACAGTGCTGCGGGTGTACCGAGCACTTGCCCCACTGTGGTATAGACACTTCCGACATCAACGCCTTCCATTGTCAGTCCTCCGTTTTAGAAGTTTTGACAATAATTCAGTGCATAGATATTCGACCACTGCTGTCAGCACGACGTTTAATACCCCATTTTTCTTCATTGTGCCACCGTTATATGCCCGTTATTGTAAGCGACTAACTTATATGAACTTGCGTTTACTGACACCGTCTCAGTCGGATATGACCCATTCGTTATGGTTCGTGTCGAAGATGACAGATTCACCACTATTTGTGCATACGCTCGAGTACCTGGTGGAGTGAATGTTTGGTCAGTGGTAATCGGAAAGAATTGAAACCTACAAGCCTGTAATGCACCATCCGCATCGGAATACGTAGGAGTCCACACATCGCCAGTAGCGGCTGACACTTTGGCTACAATATAATTCGTAAGCGGCTGTTCGGACCCAATTATAGCAGATGATGCCGATGTCACATTGAAAAGCTCAAAATTAGTTATGCCGGCATCACTCCAGTCTCCAAAGGAAACTGGTGTTAATTTAAGACCGAGATATAGAGAAGACCTTGTGCTTTTAGCATAAATACGAATATCGCGGTCGTTTAGTGTTACTGCAAAAACAACATCGTCGGCAGATGATTTTTTGTTTAGCATAGTTAATTCTGCATTTACGACCGGAGTAAACGGTGACGAACTGGTGTTACGTACCGATACTTCGAGTATACCGCAGCAATTAGCATTACTTCCTAACACCGCTTCTGACCAATCGACAAAGAATTTAATGTGCATCTGGTGATTGGCTCTATCTGCCGTAGAAAATTTAGCCAATAACACATTATCATCTACACTAGCGTTAAAGAAAAACCCATAAGCAAATGCGACTGACCCTGCTATCGTATCGGACATCCGTTCAGTCTTCCAAAATTCCCTACCGTTGGCATCCGTCTGCTTCGTGAGAACCTTGGTGCTGGGAGTCGGGGCAGGTACGTTTGTTCCCTGGTCAATGACTTCGGCTGTCAGGTCAGCTTTCATGTACGTATCAGTACCGACTTCATCATCTCCGATACTATCAGGTGCGGTGCTACCGAAAAACTCCCAGTCCTTGTTTTCGTTCTCGACTTCTATGGCGATTGATTCTGCGACAGTGTGGTACGAGTCAATCTTCAAATTGACAAAGTAGACACCGTCGAGGAGAGACAAGTAGATGTACGGTGTGGCGACTCCGTAATTGAAATCCGGTTTGTCGGCTATGGCGGAGAAGTTCAGTTTGAACACACTGTTTACACGCTCCACCTTACCGATGGCGACCCATCCTTCGCTGCTGTACAGCTTGAACACAAGCCTTGTATCCCCAGAATACCTTGCCAGTTTCGCAATTGGCATGATGCTGGCTACTACGTCGTTCGGTACGTAAGTGAACGGAGCCTGATTCCCGGACTGGACGATGTACGAATCGGTCTTGAGAACTCCGGTGGTAGGCAAGGCGGCTGCTGTCGGCTGTATTGAAGCACCATTCACTTCATCCCAATCGTAACTAGCCAAAGGTATCTTCCAAGATGAATGGCTAGTTTGAGTCAGCGTCCAAGACTGTTCCAATATTTCAAAATTTTCACAAACTTCCACGCTAATCCAGTTAGTCATGGCCGTGAGTTCTCTGTGTTCAAGATAGACTTCGATGTGGCGTCTAGCAGCAGTATCGTACGTGACGATGTGCAGCTTTTTCAGGTCATTGCCGATAAGCGTATTGTAGCAGTTACCAAACGTAACAAATGCTTTTTGGCCATTCAATTCATAGCCAATGTATGCATCTATTTCACGTAGTCTGCGTCTGATAGACGTGCCGACGAACTGAATTTTGAGACGGGCGAAAATTGAACCTCTAGTCCTACTGCCATCGAAGGTTTCGTCAAACTCAAGAATCTTCGTGAACGTATTGCTGTTGGTTGTACCATAAGGTATAGATATCGCAAATGTACGCTTCTCGACGAAACCGTTTACGGCACTTCCACCGAGGTACTTACCAGACTGATTGATAGTCGGGTCGATATACGAGGTCTTGTTGCTCTTGAGCTCGAACAACGAAGTGTCGAAGGCATCGCTGATAGCGATATTGTGTGGACTGTCGGGTGCTATGACGGCAATCCTTGCCTTCGTGTCCTCAATGCAGATGAACCTGATGCCTGTGTCGGGACCCCTGCTTAGATAAAGCCACTGGTGCTGCACGTTGTCCGATGACGTTGAGCGTAGGGCTACCGGTGTCCAGCCGACTAAATCGGCGTTCAGCCTGTTGAACTCCGGGTCTGTCAGCACAAGGTCGTCCTCGCGGAAGAGGAATATCTCCTGATTGTTGATTTCCACGTTGAAGTCGTTACCGTTGGGTCCGGCTTCTCCTACTTCATAGTGACCCACTTCGGTAGGATTGCTGCCATGGGAGTAGTTCTTGAAGAACTTCAGACAGGTCATGTAGAGGTCCTGACCTACAAGCGGGTCGAACACCACGTTGTCGATAGTACCGTCGTCACGCTTGATTCGGAACCGCAGTTGCTTGATGTCTTCCCTGGACAGTTGCTGACCGGGAACCTGGTTGCTTCCGTAGAATACTCTTTCGACCTGGCTTGCCATAGGGACCTCTCTAAAAAGTTTGCCGGATTTTATGACGACACTCCGGCTATGCCGAAAAACTGGGCACACCTACGAAAGGTCGTACCCAGTGAACCACCGCTAGGGTGAAGTTCTGGTTAGAGTTCAGGGATGTAGATACCGGCTGCGGACACGCCCTGATACATGCCGAATCCCATCAGGCCGTCCACACGGAACAGTCCGAGACTGGTGTACGGGTCCATCCAGTAGGTTCCACGCCAAGGGATGATACCCTTGTCCTTGAAGTCCGTCGGGATAGTGAAGGAATCGACGTTTCCGCCCATCTTCTCGATACCCTTGACAGCGATGAGGAAGTCGCTTTCGTGGTACATGACCATCGGGGCGAGGTACGTGAAGCTCGGGGTGAGCACGTTCGAGGTGGTGAACGTAAGGTAGCCAGCGGTGACAGGGTCCTGTGCCGGGTCAGGGCTACGGTTCCAATCCTGCTGGGCGTACCAGTCGTAGTCGGGCTGGACGAAGCCATGGCGGTCCGTGCCACGCGTACCACTGGCAATGTATTCTTCATACGCGACGGAGTGCGCGTTCTTGCGCGGACCGGCGAGGAACAACGGCTGTGCAAGTTCCCAGTGGCCGTTCGGGGTCTGGTTCGGGTCAGGAATCCATCCGTAACCCGGGACGTTGGCCCAGTAATCGACGACCCACTTGAGGTAGATGGCCTTCTGGACACCGGTCGGCTTGCCGAGCGCATCGACACATTCGAGCTTGTGCTTGGTGCCGTCGGCGGCTGCCTTGTCGTCAGTCAGGTACAGCGGCATCGGGAAGATTTCGCCTTCTTCCGTACCGGCCCCGATACCGCTAATCGCGACGTTCACCTTGCCGTCGAGACCGACGGAGATGGAAGTCAGCACGGCGGCCACGTCAATGGCGTCGATTCGGAGAGTATCGACACCCTTGGTGAATCGGACGCCCATGTAGTCGCCAAGTTCGTTCTGGTAGAGGTCATTGCCGAGCTTCGGGTTGGCACCGAAGTTTGCGTGGAGCGTAGGCACTACTTCGTTCCAGGTCTGCGGATGAGCGAGACCGAAAATCTTGCCGCCGAGCTTGGAAGTCTGCGTATGGGCTTCGGCACGGAAGCTCGTCTTGCGGATGGCACGGTCGAGGGCATCGCCAGTGAGACCGGTCGGGTTGAAAGCATACGGCTGGCAAGTACCGACGATACCGCGGTATGCTTTCTTGTTCACTTCGTCCTGGAGGTTGGCGACACGCTTCTTCATCACGTCCGGCTTTTCGATAGCGAGGGTAAGTTCGCCTTCGGAAGCTTCGGCAGCGATACCGATGGGGGTCACGCGAACAGGCACGGCGCCGCGCTTGACACCCATGGCGCCACGGAGACCGGCGAGGTCGAGGGTGTTCTGGAATACCTTGCCACTGTCGGTGATGGTCACGGAGACGGTATCGCCGGACATGTTGGCAGCGCCAAGTTTACTTTCGATAGTACGGTTTCCCTTGGAGAGGATATCCGCACCGACATTGAATTCGACGGCGAGGTTCGCCATCAACTGTTGGTTTACAATCTGTCCCATAGTTCAGTCCAATGGATAGAGGGTCAATACTTGATTCCACGCTTATTCATCGCATCCTGGAGCATCAACGCGAAGTTGTTGCTGGGAGGCATCGTGGAAGTGTTCCTGCCGCTACCGGGGACGGGTGCCTGCGGAGTCTGCGGTGCGGGTTGCCCAAGATTCTGGGACTGCGTACGCTGGCTTGCAGGAGGCATCGCCTGTTGCGGTTCGGTTCTCCGTTCGGCCTGCTGTCTGCCCATCGCTTCCAACTGTCCGTAGAAGTGCGTCAATACGGCACCCTTCTCGTACTCGTTCATACCCAGCCATTCCTGACGGCGTACCGGGTCTTCGGCGATTCGGTCCATCCAGGCCTTGAGCAGCAGCTTTCCGTAAGGTCTCCCAATCATGGAGTTGAGGGTCGGTTCGTTCCTGATGATATAGTCGGCATACTTGTCGGCCATACCCATGAACTGTTCGGCTTCGCCGGGCTGGTCGAAGATTCGGTAACAATCCTCTTCCCAGGCCTGCTGGCGTTCCTCGGCTTGCTGTTGCAGGATTTCCTCGATACGTTCGCGCTTCATCTCGGCGAGAACGTGCGAGTTCTGGTCTTCCTTTTGCAGCAACTCGTCCCTTTCCTGCTGGAGCTTCAGGAGCTTTTCCTTCTGCCTCTGCTCTTTGGCACGCTTCTGTTCCAGCCGTCGTGCAGCGAAATACTGGTTATGCTGCCTGCGACGCTCGTCGGCATCCTTGTCATCGGGAGTACCGGCGGTATCCTTCCCATCCTTGGAACCTGCGTTCCCGCCATCGTTTGAATCACCATCGCCGACTGCGGGTCCGTCGGTCTTGGGCGGTTGGGCACCATCACCCGGAGAACTGGGCGAAGGATTCCCCTCTGTAATGCTACCGGAGTCTGCGCTACCCGCGGTAGTATCAGGACTGACGCTGGTTTGGGGTTCTCGAGTCTGGGTGGCCGCGTCGAGTGCCTGTCCCATCTCGGTAAAAGAGATATCAGCCATGGTGACTGCTCCTAGTAGTATTGTGGTTCACTGGGAAATATAATAAAAATCTGACGAAGAAGCACACACCATCGTAAAAATATGCCACATTTCTAGGTCATACCTGGATGAAAGTCTGCCTAACCCTTTTCCATTCCCAATCCTTTCAGACCCCTCCCCTCCCGGCCTCCAGATGTCCACTTCAGATTCACAGATTTTTCACAAGATGTCCACTGGAGACAATTTATCCACAAGTTATCCACACAATGTCCACAGAACTGTTGATAAGTTGTTGATATCTGGTGCACAGTGCCGATTTTCTACAGTTATCCACTGCTGATGTTGATAACTTGTTGAGAAGATGTTAACTGAAGTAGAAAAAGTAAACTTACATTATTATTACGTCATATGATACCGATACTTTACAATTTACATTATTATTACTTATGTTGTGACATATTTTGTCAATTATGTTATATGTATATAATGTCACAATATGACATATATTATATATTATATATTATATATTATATATCATATTATATAATGTCAATAAATGACAAATAATTTTATAAATAATGTTATATGATGTTATATGTAAATTTACCCACAAATTAAATTTTAATTTATCTATATTTTATTAGTTTATATGAATTATAGACAAATTAAAATTTTATGTATAAACTATAATGATAATTTATACATAATACACAAATTAGTTTATATGAAACACAATTTAGTTTATACAAAATCACATATTTTCATGTTGTTAGTATAAAATTGTTATTTTGTCAAGATATAAATTTTGTAAAATTTAATAAATATTTGAATATACTAAAATTGTGCTTATAATGTTTAAATGTTGTTAATAATTTGTGATTTTCGATTTTAAGGGCATTTTGAGACCGTTTTATATTTATAGCTATATTTACCTATATAATAAATAAAACTAGCTAGAAACTACCTTAAAACGCAAATAAAGCCATATTGCTATATTTTCCGATGGATGAACTATTTTTTATTTGTAAACTTTATTTTACTATATTTTTTCTGTTTACCCATTGACTAAACACGAAAAAGTTTATATATTTTTTTATTTTGTCGAGGGCTGGGAGCCTCACGACAAAATGACCAGACGAAAAAGCCTCAAGCAATTGGGGTAAGCAACTAACAACCTAAAACAAGTCGTACTCTGTACGCAAGGAGTCCAATATGGAAAATACACAGAACACCACAATCACCTCTGCTGACGAAGAAGTCAAGGTCACGACTTTGGCCGATTTGGACGGGTGGACTGAAAGGGTCGAGTCGCTCAATGCGTTCATCTCCGATATGGGTAAGAAGGAAGTGCGTTCCTTTATCCGTGAGGGCGTGGACAAGTCGGGCAAGGCGCAAGCTCTCGCAGCACTCCTGCATTGCAGTAGCGGTTATGTAGGCGACAAGTTCAGGGACAAGTCCGAGGACGAATCCGTGGAAGTGTTGAAGGCGATGATTGCGCCCGCTCTGACGCCCGAGCAGATTAAGGCCCGTTCGCTGGCAATAGCCAAGGCCACGATTGCAACGCTCAAGGCACAGAATGTGGCCGTGGAAACCATCCGTCTCTGTGTCGGTGCCATGCCCGAGGGCAAGAACGCTCTCAAGGAGCTCGGTATCTAACGCAGCTGTGTGCAACTATATGCCCGCGTGGCGTATAGTTGCCAAATATGGACTAGACCACTTCTCAAGGAGATACCTATGCCGAAAGTTCAAAAGGCACACAGATTCGCCATCACCTATATGATAGATAGCGCCATACGCACTGTCAAGGTGTGCGCGGAAGATGACAGCGACCCCACTTCTGCTACGGAGTGGTTCAAAGAAGAATATAAATTCGTGACGGGCGACACGCCCGAAGTACTCCGCTGTGAGTATCTCGGGTACGGTCGTGTTGCGTAAGATAACCCGCGCCCGCTGGTGAACGCCAGACGGGTGCTTTCCACTTCTCAAGGAGATTTCAATGCAACAGATTAAACACTTCGCAGCAGTGCGCTGCACCTTCAGCGGGGGCGAGACCGCGGTCTTGTTCCCGAGCAAGCAGAACGCATCTGTCTTCGGAACTCTGGTGGACGAGTACGATAACCCCATCGGGGCAGTGCTCGTCGTCTTCCCCGAAGCGGCCAGCGGCCAGCGGTTATCTGGCGAGTGCCAGGTCGCACGCTTCGGAGCCAGCGATTCAGTAGAGTATAACAGCATCACCGGCAGTCGTCCGGTCGAGGTGCAAGCCCGTATTGCAGCGTTCGTGATTCCCAGCGCCCTCGTGAAGAGTGTGGGCGGCGCGTGGAAGTTCGGCGGCAAGGTCTTCAGCGAGGTTCCGCAGTTCAAATATGAGTATTGACTTCAGAGAAGTGGTCATAAAGATAAAAGCGAGTGCCAAGTGCTCCACCGATGAAGCTTGGAGTGGCTTGGCGCAAGCCTTTTTATCGCTGGACAGAAACCGAACGGAGCGGGAGCAGTACTGGTTCCTAATCCACTACGGGGCAATTCAAGTCCATGCCGAAGTGGCCAAAAAGTATCTTCCGGTGGGAGAGTATCAAGCAGAACACGACGAAGCGTTCGACTACTTGATGCTTCCCGACGACGACTGGAAGTTCCTTGACTGGTTTGACGAAGGGCCAGTGAGGGAATACGCCCGACTGATGGGCGAGGGCTTCGTAAGAACTTGTACATTTGACTCCGTGAGAAACTTCTTGCGGAAGAACTTTAAGGAGAATAGCAGCTATGAAAACTGCCGTAACGTCTACAATCGCATCAGAACTTGTGCCTCAAGGCTACGCTAACTGGTGGGAGTACTATCGAACCAGCGAAGCGAAGGTTGCTTCATTCAAGGAGCAGCTTGCCTGTGGCATCTTAATCGCAGTGCTGTTCGCAGCCTACTGCTTCATTGGAAATCTGGAGGTATTGCTATGATTAACCACTCAAGACTTGACAAGATTCAGTTGTGCATTGATGATGCACTATCTCAGCTGAATGACCTGCCGTCTGAATATGACGCAGTTGAATACATCAGAATTGATTGCGAGGACATAGACTTCGAGCTCTCATGTCTTGAGGAAGACGACGCTTCTGACTGGATTTCTATGATACCTGACAATTTGTCCGCTGGAGAGGCCGACTCCCTGCGCGACGCTGTGAATGACTGGAGGGTGAAGAATGGCTACCCCAGAATCTAGGCCGAAGCCCGCCGAGGATATCTTCGCCCGCATCAGCGAGGAACTCGCGAAGGGCACCGTCCCTTGGCACAAGCCTTGGGTGGTGCGACCCGAGTGTGTTCTGTCGTATGACAGTGGCAGGCCCTACTCTCTCCGCAACCGCATGCTCCTCTCTTTCGCAGGGGAGTATGCCACATTCCACCAGATAAAGAAACTCGGTGGGTCAGTGAACAAGGGTGCGAAGGGTAAGTGGGTGTACTTCTCGAAGGAAGTGAAGCGCAAGAAGAAAGATGAAGAGGAGAAGGATTCCTTCTATCACCTGTTGAAAGCGTACTGCGTGTTCAATATCTGCGATACAGACTTGGAACCGAAGTGGCCCGACAAATGGAGTGGCGACAAGGCTCCAGACTGCAACGCTATGCAGGTGGTGCGTGATTACTGCGAACGCACAGGTGTTGTTATCCACGAGGCCGGTGCATCAGCGTTTTACTCCCCGTCATCTGACGAGTTGCAGGTGCCGAACATCAACACCTTCGAAAGCGAAGTAGAGTTCTATTCTACGCTGTTCCACGAGGTCGCACACAGTACTGGCAAGCGCCTCGGTAGGGAATACGGAGTGAGTATGCTCGGTATGGCTGACGACAAGTATTGCCGTGAGGAACTGGTTGCTGAAATCACTGCGGCATTGTGTCTCGGACACCTCGGACTCGATACCGAAGACACCGTGATTAACAGCGCAGCCTATATCAGTTCATGGCAGAAGAACCTGTCACAGATGAAGCCGACGGAGTTCGGTGACGCTTGCTATCAGGCACAGCGTGCTTTCAATCTAATCTTCAACATCAACGAAACCAGCAAGGAGTAAACAATGACAACAGTAAACGAAACAAAAGAATCCGCAGCCTTCGACTGCCTCGTAGTGACGCAGGTGCAGGTGTTCCCCTTCGAGGATAACTTCCCCAACAGTCTGAAAGGCTTCGCCAATATCGTACTGAACGACCAGTTGCTTCTGCGTGGACTGCGCATCAACGGTAGTTCCGACGGACTGTGGGTCGTGTTCCCTGCGGACCCGTTCTACAAGGGCGATGGTTGCAGAAGTCTCGTTTTCCCGATGACCAAGCAACTGCGCGAGCACATCGAGAACTGCGTACTTGAAAAGTATCAGGCCGCAATCGCATAGTGGTGCTTAACAGACGCATCAGTGACAGTGGTGCGTTGTCAAACATCGCATCAACAATCAACTCACAAGGAGTAAACTATGTCTACTGAGAAAAAGATTCCCGAAAACATTCTCGCCGCCCTCGAAGCGAAGAAGGGTAGCATCGCCAACATCGTGAAGACGACTTGGGAACATACCAAGCACGACGGTATTGGCCCCGTCGCACACTTCAGCATGTTCCATTTGAACCTGATGAGGCTCCTGCGCTTTGATGAGCCGATGGCCTTCAACTTCACGCTCGGTATGCTCGCAGACCACTTGCTCCCGCTCCTCACCGAAGAGGAAAAGGAAGCATTTCGCAACGAGAGCACCAATCTGGAGAAGTAATTATGGCTAGTGTTCTCGTCATCAAGCCGTGTCCCTTCTGCAAGAAGGAATACCAGAAGATGTTCCCCTCCGATGGCTACCGCAGGTATCAGGCTGGGGAGAAAGTTCAGGATTGCTTCCCCGATATGTCCGCTGACGACAGGGAGTTTCTCATCACCGGAATCTGTCCTACTTGCTGGGACCTTACCTTCGGAGGTGAAGACTGATGACGGTTATCGAACAGCGTACATACGAAGCAATCTGCTCCCTTGCCGCTGCATTGGAAAAGGAAGTGCCGAAGATTACTGGCCGACTGAACTGCATTGTCGGTTCTCTGGAAACGATGGGCTCTTCAGATACGAAGTGGCAACCGAAGGAAGACCCCACCTACTGTATGTCGTTCGAGGAGTGGGCAAGCCGCCTCGACTTCTCTGACCGCAGACGCCTGATGAACTTCCTATGGAACGACGAAGACTGGCACGCCACCTGTCTCCGCGAAGAGGATGCTCCCTGGGAAGACGCAAGCAAACTTGAACCGCCTGACATCTCCGAATCAGCAATGGGACCCGGAGATGACGAGGACCTTCCCTTCTAGGAGATGACTATGTGCGGTAGCTTCGTAGCGGCAGTGTTCCTGCTCATATTCATACTGTCGAGAATCTAGTCGGTCTGCTCTGTGTATTGACCCAGCTTCGGTGTCCCCGACTTCTTGTGGAGGAACTGGTGGCAGGTCTTGCACAGCAGCATGAACCGGTCTGGGTCCAGGTTCGTGTAGTTCGTGGCGAACTTGTGGTGCACATCTAGGTACTGCACACGCGAGTAGTGCTTACCGCAGAACTCGCAGGTCTGGTTCCTCGCGGACAGCATGTACTTTCTGAAGATTAACCACTGTGGGGTGAGCCTGAAGGCCTCGTGCTCTGCCTTGAGTTTTTCGTAGAAGTCTTTTCGTTTCATACCTACCAGTAATAAATTTTCTCCGGTCCGAGCCGAAGTTATTTATTTACTGATAGGTATAGCATAGGAGATTATTAAATGATAGTTCAAATTCCAAAGTCCAATTCTGTAACTCCGTCTTCCGAAGCCAAACCGGAAGCGGTTGAAGCCGAAGGCAAGCGTCAGGTGTTTATCAACGACCTCACTCCCGAAGAAAGGGAACAGGCCGTGAGTGAATACGCTGACCGAATCCGTGAGCAGTTGTCCGGTCCGACCATCAGCATCAACTGCATGTCCAGACTGCTCAACATGGCTCACCCGCGAGTGACCGCCCTGCTCGCTGTCACATCGTCTGCAAAGGAAGCACTGCTTGATTCAAGTACGAACAAGGTGGTTCGTGCCAAGTCCCTTCTTTCCAAACTGACCGAAGAACAAAGGGCAGAACTCATCAAGTCACTGCAAAAAGAGCAGAACTCCTAAATCTAAAAATATATAGCACACACCCATGTTTTATAAATGGCGAAGAAAAAAAAATTTTTTTTTCTAGAAAAATATAAAATATAGTAGGGGTGCTATATATTTTTTGAAACGGGAGTTCTTCCACGAAGTTTTTATAAAATTCTGCGGTTCGGATTGCGGGGTTTTATTTACTATATATGTAGATTAAAAAGGGTTTATATGTTCAACATTAACAACGGAGTAAACTATGACAGAGAAGAACCCGAAACCGAGGAACGAGTATGCTCCTTTCCCGGAGACTGCCCCGCAACAGACACCGGTCGCTGTGGACGCTGCTGCTACTTTAGAGCAGTGGAATCAGATGGTGACGGCTACGGAGAAGGCGGCTGGTGATTTGGTCGCAAGCCCGATTGTCCGCGAAGGATACCTGGCGCACGGTCATCCGGCAGACCTCGGCTTCATCCACCTGAACTCGATGACGAGTTCGCGTATCCGCAAGCGCTTCCCGCTCGCCACAAAGGACGAACCGCTGTTCGCTATGCTCTACGCCCAAGGCAAACTGATTGTCGGGCAGGGGTTGGTGAAGAAATACACTGCCCGAAAGGAGAACAAAACTTTTGACCACACGAAATGGATTAACAAAGAATTTGATAAATTGTTCTCCAATCTCGATACGTATAGAGAACAGTTGAGGGAGATTGCTTACAATGCCTCAAGAACTGATAAATGAACTGGACGACATCACTTGGCGGCTTGAGTCAATCTTCAGGGCTGACCCGAAGTTGATGCGGAAGTGGAAACCGAAGGTCAAGAAACTCGAAGAGACCGCGACCAATGTGTCTCGTGTCATTTCTCTCTCGGAGAAGTGGACTTCGGTTCCGCAGTCCCTGTTGCGTGAGTTCGCTACCAACGAGTCGGCTCCGTTCATCAAGGTCTGCATCGGGCTTACCACTCGCCGTTATACAGTATCGCCTACATCGCTGTGTCTGTGGTGGAGGCGCATGATTGCTTCCGGACAGCAGCACATCCTGACCTACTTTTCGTGGGAAGGACTGGACAGGCTTGAGGTTGAGACAGTGTGCGGTAACGATTTGCTCCGTGCCTGTACTGATAACATTGCCTTGCTGGATAACATCAAGAACATCATCGCGGACGACCAGACCGTTGACTTCCGTATCAGGGAACTCCTCGGCGGGCTGTCCAAGACTTCCGATGTCAAGGCTGCCTGGAAGAAGTGGGTGATGACTAATCACCCCGACAAGGGTGGCGACCCCGAACACTTCCTTGAAGTCAAGGTCGTCTACGACGAGTGGCTAACTTTTCAACAGGAGAATCAATGAGTATCAAGCTCGCAGCCGCACTCTGGGTTCTGGCCTGCACCGGACTCGTAATCTTTATTAACATCTTCAAACCTAAGAAATAGGAGACAACCATGTCTAAAATCAAGTACCCCGACTTCACCTACAGCCAGACCATCAAGATGCTGCGCGGCGAGACCGCTCCGGTGTCGTTTGAGTCTGCTCCCGGTCTGCTCGTGACTCACCATTTCGTTCTCGTCTGGGATGGGGACAGTGATCCGACCAATGCCAATGCCACGCTGGGCATCCTCACCGGCGTCACTATGACTGCCGACGAGACGCGCTTCACGGTGCGTACCTGCTCGACTGACTTTGACCTCACCTACGACAACGCTGTCTACATCTGCGATGATGCCTGTCCAGAAGTTCTCGTGAAGTTCGAGTCTGGTGCTTTCGTCGGTCGTCTGATTGGCGTTGACTACGAGGAGAGTATGGCGGTTGTGCAGTGCAATGAGCGCACTGCCCGATACTCCCTCTCCATCGTGACCTATATTGACGATGTGAACAAGGACTGCCTCGGTCTCTGCATCGCTGAACCGGCGAATGGAGAAGGCGATGTATAGAACTGAAATCAACTGCCCGAACTGCGATGCGAAGATTAAGGCCGAGATTATCTGCGGTGACGGTCTTCGCTTCTGTCCCGCTTGTGGCTCCACGAAGATTGTCACTGACATGGAGAACTATGAGCGCGTGAAACCTGAACTGAAACCTAAACAGGAAGAGCCTATGGCTAAAGAAAACGAACCCATCGTCGGTGTGGATTCTGCTGCACCCGGAACTCACGATATCACTGCCGCTGACTTTGACCGCTCCCTTGGGGTAGAGGTCGATTGCTTCGGTCGCGAAGACAACGCCGGTAAGATGTTCCCTTGTGACCCCATCCTCGCAGCCGATGCAGACTTCACTTACGAAGTCAAGGACGCTCCCGAACAGGGTACGGACAAGTGGCTGGAATGGCGTAAGCAGGGTATCACCGCTACCGAAGCAGCCTCGATTATGTACCCTTCCAAGTGGGGTAGCCCACTCTCCATCTATACCGATAAGCTCGGACTGACACAGAGGAGTCAGGATGACTCCGACGGCTTTATGGAATGGGGACACCGCATTGAAGACCTGCTCGTGAAGAAGTTTATGGAAGCGCACAAGGACTTCCGCCGGTGTACGCAGGGTCGTCTGTATCAGCGTGACTGGGCGAAGTGTTCCCTCGATGCACAGTGCTTCAACGAGAACGGCGTGCCCGTCATCATCGAGTGCAAGACTGGTCAGCACGAAGAAAAGTGGGACCCGATTCCGGAGAGGTATTATGCGCAAGTGCAGTGGCAGATGTATGTCACCGGCATCCGCAAGGCGTACTTCTCCGTACTCATCCAGGGTCATATCTGGTTCGAGCGTGAGGTTGAGTACTGTCCCGCCTATGTGAAGCAGATGAAGGAGAAGTGCTTCTATGTCTGGGACTGCATCCAGAACAAGCAAGCACCTGCGACGCTCGGCGACTTCGAGTCAGACAAGACTGCCATCGCAGCACTCGCCGGTGAATCCGGTCACTCCGGTGAACCTGTGGAAACTGACGAACAGACCGTCGGCAAGTACCTCGCACTGAAGGAAGCCTACGAAAAGGCCGAAAAGGAGTTCAACGACTTCAAGAACTCCATTGCCTACAAGATGGTGGACCACAGCAGGATGACTTGCGACGGCAAGACCTTCGCTTCTTGGGTGGAGCGCAAGGGCGCTGTCTCCATCGACAAGAATCTGCTCAAAGCAAAGTACCCCGAAATCTACGACGAATGTCTGAAGCAGGGTCTCCCGACTCGCTACATCAGGTATCAGGTCTAGTCTCCCCGCTAGACCGCCCTGCACGAACACCGACACAGTACCCACAACACTCGTGCAGGGTACTCTTTGGGAGCCATCGGCCTTTTATCAACTGTCTAATCCAGTTGGACTATTTTGCTCGTTTTCAGCCGATGACTTCCAAAAAGTACCCGAATGGGTAAATAAAGCAAATAGTTCGGTTCTGCGGACGCAGAATTTATTACTATTTGTATGTCAAACAAGAAAGCCGAGATGCGAAAAACGCAAAGGAGTAAACTATGGCTAATACTGACGAACAGAAAAACGAATCCCCTCTGGCAAACCGTGGCCCGAAGTACCTCAACTTCCCGGTTGACGAATACACTCCGGTCTGTGTGATTGCCTACATGGTCGCACCCTTGAGACCCAATCCCAAATTCAGCAAGGATACCACTCCTATCCCGAGTGTTCGTTTCCTTCTTGCGGGCTTGGTCAAGGACCCCGACAACAACAACGAACCGACTGTAGTTCGCAAGTGGACCGGATGGAAGTCCATCAGCTACAACGAGAAGTCCGGCCTCGTGAACTTGTTCAAGGGCGTTCCTTGTGAAGAGATTTTGCAGGACGACAAGGAAGGCGGCAAGCTCTGGACCACTCCGTTCAAGGCACTCCTCGAATTGAGCAAGGACGGAAAGTACACCAACATCACCCGCGTCAAGCTGGGAGACGATGTTGGCCAGATGAACATCTGCTACACTGCCGAAATCGAGAAGACGCTGTTCAAGACGGTCAAGGCGTACGCTGCCGAAGTCCCGCTTGAAGTGGCTGTCATCAAGATGCCGGACGGCGTGAAGAAGTTCTTCCCCTCCGACCTGAACGACGCACCTGTCTATGACGAAAATAACGATGACTAACTCCGTTGGTTAGTTGAACATAATCCCTACTGCCGTGGTTTTCGTGTGTCTCTCCACGGTGGTAGGGATTTTTTTTTATCACTGGATAATTCAGTACTGGAGAACTGCGATGAAGCTATCAGGCGACTATGACCCGAAAGAACTGGTGCGTGCACTGCAAGGGAACTTCTCTTGTCAGAGAGTAACCAAGAACTCCAAGGGCAAACCACTCCCACTTGAAGAGCAGAAAATATCACTGGAGCTGTTCTTTCTCCGCATCGACATCTTCCCGGTGGAAGGTTCCGTTGACTTCTACGCGGTGAACGAGGACGAAAGCGGACAGAAAAAGCTGAACAAGCTCGTGACACTCGCCGGCAAATAAGATATATTTATACTATGCTTGACGGTAAGAATACAGACCTTCTAATCGAAATTGCTCGAAACCGTGACACTCCCGCTGCCACGAGGGTTAGCGCTTGCACTCTCCTGAACCGTCTGTCAGCTTTACCGGCAAAAGAGATTATTGCTATCTTGCAAGAAACGATAGACGACCACCGTACTAAAAGCGGAGTGCAGGTCAAGGCTATGGACCTTATTGACAAGATTAACAGCAATACAGGACTGGAACCGGAACTGAACTCCGAGGACGTTAGCAGCGTCGAACAGAAACTCATGGAGCAGTTCTTGGTATGCCCGAATCAACCAACCTAAGACAGATACTCGAAAGATTCAAGCCGCGTCTCGGATACCGCGAGATGGACAGGAACGCACTGAACATCAGCCGTTCCCTAGCTGCCGGTAATCTCGGCGAGACCGATGACAACTATGCCGAATGGGCGAGCATAAGCAACGACCCGCTGGTGATTGTGAACTACGTGAAGACGTACATCACCACGCTCGTGAGCAAGCTTAGTGGCGCTCCCTTCCGCCCGGAGAATGACCAGTTGTTCGAGCTGTGCCTAAGTGCACGTCTCGACTCCGTGTTCACCGACACATATCAGGACGTGCTCAACGACGGGTACGCCTATCTCGCTGTCGGCATGACTGACGGCAAGCCGCAGGTCAAGCCGATTGACGCGAGGTACATACTGTTCAACGGGGACTGTCCTTCGCTCCGAGACGCTACCGACGTGGTGGTGTTCGAGATTGTACCGAAGTCGCTTGACGGTGACGAGATGGATATGAGCGTACCGGCGAGCTTCCTCACTGCGTACGTGGAATACGACAGCTCGTCCGAACGTGTCAAGGTCAGTCATTACCACAAGGACAAGAAGAAGGGAATCTTCGTACTCGACTACTACGACAAGGACCCGAACAAGCCTACCACTTACGACCTGCCGGGGCTTGACAGAATCCCGGTAATCAGGTTCGTCGGTGAACGCATCGAACTCTCCGACAAGAGATACCACTATCGCGGTGTGTACTACCAGATGGGAAGCGTGCTCAAGGCACTCGCACTGTCAGGCACGAAGATTCAGGTGAGGACCGCTTCGAGTACCGATGCGAACTTCATCACCCGTTCCGATGCAATCGCGAACCACAAGGAAGTATGGAAGAACACCGGCACATTGCCTGTGGACAACGTTGACTCCAACGGCAACAACATTCCCCCGGTGCAGTTCGTGGAGCACGACAACGAGTTCCTGATACGAGGATTCGAACTGTGGAAGAACGTAATCGCCGACAACCTCGGGCCTACCGTGGCAAGCGGTTCCGAAGCAGTCACTCGCGAAGAAGTGATAGCGCGAAACGAAGTCAAGGACGCAATCTCCAATACGTACCTGACAAGGATGGCTGACGGCATCGAGGAAGTCTACCGTTGTATCCAGATGTATATCAACGGTGACACCTCGAAAGTCGTAGTGCTCGGCGGGTACATCGAATCCGTACGCAGACAGAAGGAAAAGGAAGAACTATCCAGTCTGTACCAGCTCGCGAAGGAAGGGCAGATGAACACGCAGGGGTTCGTGATACAGCTCCTCGCGATTTCAGACTTGCCTACGGACACCAAGATGGCACTGGCGGAAAGCTTCCAACAGGACCCTTTCAAGAGCCCGCAGGTCATTGCGCTCCAGCAACAGGTCGCGCGACTCAACCAGACTATCCAGCAACAGAATACGCAAATCGCACTGCTCCGACTCCAGGCCACGCAGCGTCTCGAAAGACAAAAGGAGTTCATCGACTCCACCGAACGCACGAAGCGTCTGGAAATCGCGCTCAAGCAGTGGACCGAGGAACAGAAGCAGAACCAGGAAGCAAGAATGGCCGTGCTCAACGACTGTCTTGCGAAGGGCGACTACGAAGGGGCTATCCGTGTTATCGAAGAAATCAAGGACACGAGCAACCCCATCATCACAGACAACATCATCAACATGGGTGCGAACGCTTTCTCCGACGAGAACGACAAGTCCGTACAGAACGCGCTTCAGGAAAGTGGCGCACCGCCAGTACCTGTCGCACCGGAGCCTACTGTACCGCAAGGCGAACCGTATAGGCAGGTGGTTCCGAAACAGCAGGATATCAAGGATATAGACAACGTGAGGATGCCGCGACCTGCCGTGACACCTTTCAATGACGCATGAGGATACCGAAATGAGCCAGAGAACTAGCAGTGCTATAAGCGGTGCATCTTCCGGTGCAAGTGTCGGTGGTGGCTACGGTGCCGCTATCGGCGGAATACTCGGCTACCTGATGGGTGGCGAATCCGAGAACCAGGACGCTGTCGGCAGGGTCGCAGGGTCTTACAGACCGATGGGCTCCGTCGGCGATGCTGTGAAGACGTGGGACACTTTGAATGAGGAAGAACTTCAGCGTGCAAGAAAGCTGGACGACTTCTCCGACTGGGGTGAATGATATGGGACTTCTCAGTAAGCTAGGAAAATGGAACACCAAGGCGTGGAACTTCCTGAAAGACCAGGCTTCCGATGCCGTTGACCTGACCGCCGCACAGGTCGGTCTCGGCAAGAACGAAGACGGTGACTGGGAATGGAACCCGCTAAAGCACAACCCGCTTGAATCCGGAGTGCACTATACGAACAACGTATTGCGTGACTTCGGCATCATCGACGACAGTGCGCCGGACCGTGCGGTTGATGAGATGACTGCCGGTCAACAGCAAATCAACAGCCAGCTCGATACTGACCTGAACCCAAGCTTCCAACAGCTCGGCTATGCGATGGGCGGACGCGACCTCGGCTCCAATCTTGACGAATACCAGACGACCATCGACAACGCGATGGAAGGGACTTCGGTAGCCGGAGACTTCGCCGAACGGCAAGCCGGTGCATCGAACCCGATGAACGTGGGGAACTATTTCAAGAATAGGAACCGATTTGTCGGTAACGGCACAAATAGCGCATTGAAAGGCTCCGCTGGCGGTGCATTGAATAGCGGGATAGGAACGCAACAATTGAACCAGCAAGCCGGTAAAATGTGGGATAGGGCGTTTGGCGAGGCCATGGGCGACGCTTCCAACAACATAGACGTGGCGCAAAACTACGGCCGTGGCATGGGTCAGGTCGCGAACCTCGGAACACAGCGTCTCGACGCGAAGAACCAACCCGCACTTGATTACTTGCAACTTAACAATGACCGCGCGATGCAGAGGTACGCAGGCAACATCGGTCTGACGCAGGCACAGGCTGCTGCCGCCGGACAGAGTAACGCTTGGTTATAGGTGGACTATGAGCTTCATAACTGACATTATCAACAAGGCTACGGACTCGCTCCACATCACCGACAGCGAGGCACCGAAGCGTGCATACGAGGCACTCCAGCTCGGCAACGACAATGCGCTCGCGCAGATGGCGAACGACATAACGCCGTCGATGAAGATGCTTAGTGACGCGATGCTCGGACGTACTCTTGACGAGAATCTTGACCGTTACGAACTTGAGAACAGGCTCGCACAGGACAGGACGCTGAGGGATGCGGAGGATATCTGGAACGCGAGGGACGCCGGTTCCCGTACCGAGGACTTCATCAACCCGTTCTCCGAGGACATGCAGAAGACTGCCGTGAACAAGATGCAGGGTTCGCTCGGGTCGTCGCTCCAGTCGAGCGGCGGACAGAGGAAGATGGCCGACATGCTGAACGACATGGGGAACCAGATGTGGGACACTGCTTTCCAGCAGGCACTCGGCGACTCGAGGAACCGCATGAACGCTGCCGGTACTTCCGCAAAGATGGCGAACCAGTACGGTCAGATGGCGAACCAGAAACTCGATGCCTTGAACCAGCCCGCACTCGATTACCTGAACCTCAACAACGACGTCGCCATGCAGAAGTACGCTGGTCGCGTGGCACTCAACGAAGCTGCCGGTGCTGTCGCCGGTCAAAACAAGTCTTTACTCTAGGAGAGCACAATGCCGAGAATCACGCTTAAACAGTTCCAGATGCCTGACTATGCGTCACAAGTACCGAACGTTCCGAGAAGCGAACGCCCTGTGCAGAAGATTGCAGACCTGTTGTATATTCTTCACGGCGTTCCCTGGTTCAAGAAAAAACAGGAAAAGAAGGGAGAAAGCGGTGTATCCGACTCCAAGTCCGGCGTGACCGCTGACGAAGCGAACGAGGCTGTGACTAATGCACTGGTGAAAGGCGACAGTCTTGAAGATGCCGCGCTCAATAAGGCACGCAAAGCGGATTTCGGTCTCGACCAGGCCATGCCTATCGAACTCCAGCTGATGGGAATCCGTAAGCCCTTCGCAGTAAGCGATGCCATCGAAAAGGACAGCGAGGAAAAGAAGGATGACGATACCGATGACGACTTCGAGAAAGCACTTCTTGAGGCCGAGCGTAAACGCGAAATCCTGTCGCAGGACCCCTTCGAGCTGTCCGCAGAAGGGAACAAGAAGGAACTCGGTAACATGCAGAGGGCTGCCGGTCTCGAAGGAAAGGCCGTTGACGAGAAGTGGGGTCCGGCATCGGAAAAGGCAAGGCAACGTGCACTCCACCCAGAAGACGAAGACGAGAAACTTTGGGCCGATACCGAGATGGAACGCTACATTGACAACGCTATCAACCGAGAACTGTGGGGTGACTGATGGCCTACGAACTTAGTGAAGAAGAACTCCGCATAGTGCACCCGGAATGGTTCCTTCCTAGACGCGGGTCGTCACTCGGGACACTGAACGCCACACTCGAAAGTACACAGAAAGGGATGGTAGTGCAGAAGGACAATACCAGGGACGTGCTCCAGGACGGGAAGAAAAAGAAGGACAAGCCAAAAGCTCCAAAGGCTCCGAGCGTAACGCCTCTGCCACTGGAAATAAAGGACCCCGCGGCAACCGTCGCGGACAAACCGCTTCCTGCATATAAAGTACCCGATGAGTACAAAGGAACTCCGACTCCGGCAAATGGCGGTATGACACAGACACCGGCTGAATACCTGGAGTCCGCGAAGACGGCGGTGTTCCCTACCGACGAGGAACTTCAGGAGGAAGAACACCGCTCGCTCCTCCAGGCTATCATGGGATGGGACGACATTCCAGCCGGACAGAAGTGGCACCACTATCTCCAGCACGGATTGCTGGCTCCCGGTGCAGTATCCAGTGATGAAGCAAGAAAGAACGCGGCACTTGAGGGCAAGCCGGGTGGGATGTCTCCGACATTCGGTCAGGAACTCCGTTACCGTGCCTCCGAGAACAGAAGACAGCAGACTGGATGGGAAAACCTGCTCCGTAGCTGGAAGAACGGAGAGTACGTAGGAAGGGAACAGGATTTCTTCCGCGATGCCGAACAGCTCCGCAACGCCTACATAGCCGACGGTTTTGACCCTCACCAGCTCCGCAACCCGCCACCTGTCGCAAGCGGACACGCCCAGACGCAGTACAAGCAGCTTATCGACAACTACGAAAAGATGCAGCACATGCACAACTGGATGGCGCAGATTCAGGAAGCTGTCGCGAATGACCCGAACTGGCTCAAGCAGGGACCTGGCTCTCCTGCCACCATCCTGTTCGATAAGCTCGCCGAATACACTATCATCGGGTGGGCGCAGTCCAAGGGTGCTATCGCCGATGCCGAAAAGATTCGTGCACAGGTGGAAGCACTCCCACAAGCTCAAAAGAACCTGTACTACAACATCGTACAGAACTATCTCGGCAGCAATGCGCGAAACGCCGCCGTAACGCTTGCTAACCAAGGCGACTACTCGGCACTTGCCACGTTGAAGAAACTGGACGAATATCTACATCCGTCAAACGGTGCGGTCTGGAAGACGGACAAGAACGGCAACCCTGTGGCCTGGGATGACGAAACTCTGAAAGAACTGTACAATCTGACCAGACCGATTGACAACAATCCAAAGATGTCAAATGCCATCTGGCACGCGGTATCAGCTTGGCGAGCCCCGACAGTGATGAACACGCCGATTGATGCTAACGCTGCCGTGACTGCCAACGAGAACAGTATCCAAGCTTTCCAGCAGTGGATGATGCAGAACGCCGACGTTGACCGTGCCGCAATCTGGCGTGAAGCGAATATGCTCGTGAACAACTACGAGGAAGCTTACAACCAGGCGACCCGTAGACTCGGCAAGTATTGGGGTTGGGACTACACTGGTAAACGTGCCGACCCGAAGTTCGCGGACTATCTCCAACAGGTGCAGGAACAGACCGTACCA